GGTTGGACCAGTATTACCTGTTGGGCCGGTAGGTCCCGTTGAGCCTTGGCCGGTTGGACCAGTATTACCTGTAGAACCAGTGTTTCCAGTCGCACCTGTGCTACCTGTACTGCCTGATGAGCCGGTATAACCCATGCCACCTGTTGGACCAGTATTTCCAGTCGCACCTGTTGATCCCGTTGCTCCAGTGGTTCCTGTTGCTCCAGTAGCACCTGAACTACCTGTGGATCCATAACCAGTTGGACCGGTTGAACCTTGACCAGTTGGACCAGTGGAACCTGTTGCACCTGTAGAACCCGTAGGACCCGTAGGACCGGTTGCTCCTAATCCAGTTGGACCGGTGGAACCTGTAAATCCAGTCGCACCCTTTGCTCCAGTGGAACCTGTGGCTCCTGTTATACCAGTAGCACCCGTAGAGCCCGTAGAACCTGTGGAACCGGTAGGTCCAGTGGAACCGGTGGCTCCAGTGCTACCAGTGGCACCTGTAGAGCCCGTAGAACCTGTGGAACCGGTAGATCCAGTGGAACCGGTGGCTCCAGTGCTACCAGTAGCACCCGTAGAGCCCGTAGGACCGGTAGAACCGGTAGGGCCAGTGGAACCGGTGGCTCCTGTTATACCAGTAGCACCAGTAGTACCTGTAGAGCCCGTTGGACCGGTAGAACCGGTAGATCCAGTGGGACCGGTGGCTCCAGTACTACCAGTAGCACCTGTAGAGCCCGTAGGACCGGTAGAACCGGTAGGTCCAGTGGAACCGGTGGCTCCTGTATTACTTGCCACACCAGCAGGTCCAGCCGCACCAGTAGGGCCTGTAGCACCTGTGTTCGTTGCTACTCCTGCTGGTCCAGTATAACCAGTTGGGCCGGTATTACCGGTAGCACCAGTATTTGTTGCTGTACCAGGTAAACCAGTAGGACCAGTTTGACCTAAATAGTAGGGTAAATCGTTCCAATGACGTATTCCATCACCTAATTTAACACTTAATGTGTCTATCTCATAGCCGAATTCACCCTCAGCTAAAAGAGTATTATCTGCAGCCCATTCCGCCGCTGTTCCACGTCGTAACTGGAACTGAACAAATGGCATCCCTAAAGTTCAATTCTATATAAACTATACGATATTTTACTCCACATCACCGCAGTCAAATCCATATTGGAACATAGACATATCAATATATGCTGAACTTCCTCCACTAAAAGGTACTTGAGGACCCGTAGGACCCGTGGGACCTTTTCCTCCCATAAGTCCGCTGAATCCAGCACCCGCCTGCGGACCACGTGGACCAACATTTGTCAAAACTTGCGCATTTATAGTGTAAATATGTGTTGCGACAAATGAACCATTAATTGCGGTTATATTTCCAATAGTTATAAAACCGGTTGATGAATCGTATCCAAAAACAGTCCCCTTAAAATTATTTGTATATGTCTCAGCACTACTAACATAGACCGGAGTACCATAAATATAGGCTAAATTTGGCCCAACCTCCAACATAATAACACCGCCTATAATTGGAGCAATCGTTACAGGAGTTTTTGTAATACTACTAAATCTATCTCCATTCTTACCAGCTGGACCAATTGGGCCTGTAAATCCTGCGATGGCTGTTCCAGTAGATGGAATCGGCACCGGTGGTGCTATAGATAGCAATAATTGTATAGTTTTCGTTTGAGGAATAAAGGGTATAGGAGTTTTATACAAATCTAAAAAGTTATTAAGCAATACGGTATTTGTACGGCTCATCCCTATCCGTGTCGGTTTAAAAAATCTAAGATGTTTAAGTTGTAAATGACGTCGTTTGATACTCTTGAAACTCTCCTACAAAAGGTTCAAATCTCACCCCATTTGGAGATTATATCAACGGGAAATTCTTCAAAGGGAAAACTATGTCTTAATATGATTGTCAAAAACGAAAGCCGTATTATTCGTCGTCTTATGGAATCGGTTGTTAGTATTATTGATTCGTATTGTATTTGTGATACGGGAAGTACCGACGATACAATAGAGATTATTCGTGATTTCATGACATCGGCGGGTAAAATGGGAGAAGTGTACAGCGAGCCATTTAAGAATTTCGGCTATAATCGCACCCACGCATTAGAGCGTGCTGCTCTCTGGGCTGAACACGCCCTACTCCTTGATGCTGATATGAAACTCGTCATATCACCTGAGTTTTCGGCGAATAATCTAACTGCGGATGTATATACCATCCTTCAGCGTAACGGTGGTCTAGATTACTTCAATACTCGTATAGTTCGTACCGGTGTCGGCATTCGGTGTGTAGGACCAACCCATGAATATTACGATGTTCCAGGTGGTAAAGTGACCGAACAAATCAAATCGCTGGTCATTGAGGATATTGGTGACGGAGGGGCCAAGGCCGATAAGTTTGAGCGTGATGTTCGTCTTCTTCTTCAAGGATTAGAGGATGAACCAGGCAACGTCCGCTATATGTTCTACCTTGCCAACAGTTACCGCGACCTTGGTCGCCACTCCTTAGCGGCTGAATGGTATAAAAAGCGATTTGAGGCCGGTGGTTGGATTGAAGAGGTATTCTACGCCGCCTTTGAACTCGGTAATATGCATAAGATTCTTGGAAATACGGCTGAAGCGATTTACTGGTGGATGGAAGCGTATAATCATCATCCCAAGCGTGCCGAATCCCTCTACGAAATCGTCAAACATTATCGTATCGTCGGTAAGCAGAAAATCGGCCAGGTATTCTGCGATATAGCTCGTTCTATCCCCTATCCATCAAGCGATGTACTTTTCATAAAATCGGACATCTACAACTATCTCCTTGATTACGAACATAGTATTCTGGCCTATTATAGTGGCGCCAAGATTGACCATTACAATTATTTGAAGTTGGTTGGTTACGATTATAACAAAATCAATGTTCTCTCAAATTATGTATTTTATGTTAAAAAACTTACAAAGATGGCGGGCGTCCAGGTCTACGACTTCTGCGATGAAGTAGAACGGGTCATTGACGGATGGGAAGACTCTTACATCAGTAGCACCCCTTGTATTATTCCATGGGAAAACGGTTATTTACTCAATGTTCGCTACGTCAATTATCGTATTCTCGGCCATGGAGGTTACGATTTCAAAAATACTATGGGAAAGATTACAACCCTCAATAAAACTTACATTTTGGATAAGGATATGACACGCCGTTGCGAAAACTGGATTGACCAAGTGGAACGACCCCATTTACGCTACCAAGGGGTAGAAGACGTCAAAATATTTCAACACAACGGTAAACTGCTATTTTTAGGAAGTGTTGAAGATCCAGAAACTGGCAATATACGCGTCGGCCATGGTACCTACACTCTTGACAAGGATTGTTTGGTGTCATTGCCATTCCAGAGCCCTCAGGGTCGCGGATGTGAAAAGAACTGGTGCTACTTCACTAATGCGGCGGGTGAACTTCGCGTTATTTATGACTGGTCGCCACTCACGGTCGGCAAAGTTGTAAATGAAGGGCTGGAACTTCTAACAAAAGATGATAAAGTGCCGGCGTTTTTCCGCGATTTACGAGGCTCTTCAAATGGTATGCGAGTTGACGGTGAAATTTGGTTTCTCTGCCATATTGCCAACTATACTACACCTCGCACCTACTATCATCTGTTGGTTGTGCTGGATGGCGAGACTCTGGCGGTCAAGCGACACTCTATTCTGTTTAAATTTGCCGACGAGTCCATTGAATATGCCCTCGGTTTGATTGTAGAAACTGAACGCATCATTATATCGTTTAGTCGTTATGACCGTACCTCGGCCGTCTTAACCATGCCTCGCACCCTGGTTGAAAGTGAACTTTTTCCCGCCAAATCAGTATAAAGCAGATTGAATAGTTTTTGAATAATGACCGTTACATTCGTAACTGCTCTATTCATTCCTAAAGGTCCAATGTTCAAATCATTGGACTTTTATTTCGCTAACTTTGAAAAACTGGCTGGAACCGGTATTCCCATAATTCTATTTTTGGATCCACGGTTGACCGCTGAAGGTGCCGACTTACTCAAACGCTTCCCTAACATCCAACGATGTGAATATGTGAATATTGATACTTCTTGGGTGCCGTACGATGTATTATTACCGTCCATACGTCGTGAAGAGAAGGACACCGCAGAATATTTTTGTATCCAACTCTCCAAATTACGTTTGCTACGCGAATCGGCTGCGTTCGTCTCTACCACCCATTTAGCCTGGATTGATTTCGGCATCTACCACATTTTCAAACACCCCAATATCATTGATAAATGTTTAAAACTTGTAGCGTCTGCTGAATTTCCAACAAATAAGATAATGGCGGCTGGATGTTGGCCGGCCGCTGCCGCCTACGACGTCTGGAACACTATTTGTTGGCGCTTTTGTGGCGGGTTTTTATTGGGGGCGACTGGACTTTTCGCCGCCGCTGCTGAGCGCCAGGACTCGCTCGTTCGTGGAAATTTGCCTGGTTTGACGTGGGAGGTGAATTACTGGGCGATGATGGAGGAGTATTTCATAAATTACAAGGCGAACCACGACGATTCAATCGTCTTAAATGTAAGCCAATTTATTGTGCCCCAAAAAAATTGAAACCGATTAATCCGGTTTTTGGGATTTGTGCCCCTCTTCCGTTTTCATCTTCCTTACTCAAGATGCCTAAACTTAGTCACTATCGCGATATTGCCATTGAGCATGCGTCCCGAGTGGCTGCTTCCGTTCGTTCCAGCCTCCACATTGCCTTTATCTACGGCAAGGGAGGCTCGCTTCTTGCTATGGCGACCAACAAGGTCGGCACCCGTTCTCAGGGCGCCGGCTATAGCAAATTCACTATTCACGCAGAACGGGCGGTTCTAAAGGCGATTGGCGACGAGTCTTTGTTGCGCGGTGCGACTCTCGTCGTTGTACGAATCAATAGAAGTGGGGAGCTGGCGTGCTCCAAGCCGTGCCACGGCTGTACTTGCCATCTAGAGAAGGCGATGGACCGTTACGGTCTTAGGCGCGTATATTACTCCTAAACTTCAAAAAACTAAAAAGTGCAAAAAGCACAAAAAATGAAATGGGTTCAGGTCCCCTGAATCTTTTTCATTCCCCAGTTTATAACATGCTGTCTGTATTCGTTGCGTTTGCTGCTATAGTTTCCACCGGCTCTGCCAATCTCCGTTACTCCCGTACACAGAATATCTCTTCTAAGGAACTCGTGGTCGTTGAGAATTTGAATGCTGCTGAATCCTGCTCTACTGTTGGAGACCTCGCTAAGAACTTCGTTGTAAGCATTGATAACGATGCGCCAAAGCAGGGTGAAAATGTCACTACTACCTTTGATTTTGACCTTGAAGCACCTATCACTGGAGGTACTGCCTATTACTCGGCAACTCTCAACGGCCTCGGTCCCTTCACCTCAACTGCTGCCCTCTGTGACGAAACGGCCAAGACAAACGACCCTTGCCCTCTTGCCGTTGGTCATCATCACGAAGTCTCGGTCGCTTCCAATACTGTTACCGGCAAGGTGGTCACTACAATTACTTGGGAAGACGAAAGTGGTGCCCAGATTCTTTGCGCCAAGATTACTACTAAGAGTTCGTAAGTTAAATCTATTCTTTTTTGTTTTTACCATTAGATGGCAACTCAAAAACCGTTAAAATTTATACATATTGCTAAAAATGCTGGAATGAGCATTGAAGCGATTGGAAAAGAGCATGGATTAAAATGGGGTGGACGTGACCCTGATTACAAAGAAACTGGCAAAACTAGATATTCGCCTCATTTAATACCTAGTCTCTTATCACCCGATTATTTGGCCAAGAACGATTTTTTCATAGTAGTACGAAATCCTTATAAACGAGTATTATCACAGATTTTATTTACAAATCGTGTATATACAGCCGATCATTTGAATAATTGTGTAAAAATGCTTGAACATCGTATTAGACCAGATGGAGGTATTCATACTGAACAATATAAATATGCCATTCCTGGTGTACATATTATTCACTTTGAAAATTTAGAAACCGAATTCAATGCTTTAATGGTTCAGTATGGCTTACCTGCGCGTCTAACAAAACATATCAATAAATCAAGTAATCTTAGCAATCTTTCGGTAAAAGATTTTAATGCTGATTCAATTCGGCTTATTCAAACTTTGTACAAAAAAGACTTTGAAACCTTTGGATACTCCCTTGATGTTCCACAAAATTGAACTTTTTGAATCTTATTTTGTATGTTCAATAAACATGGTAAAAGTTATTGACTTATCAGGACCAGAAGGAAACGCATATTATCTTTTAGGAATGGTAACCAGTCTTGGACTTGCCCTCAATCTCAGTAATAAGCAAATTCAGGTGATTAAGGATGAAATGAAGGCCGGTGATTACGATAATTTATTGGCCGTATTTCAAAAGAATTTCGGTAGCCTGGTGGAATTGAGACGCGATGGAGGAAAAATCATTTAAAGTTTTACGGACTGACTCTAATTATAAACATGCTCGTCCGTCTCCTCGCCGTAGTCGCCGCTTTTTTTGCTGCCGAAGCCCGCAAGGGTGATTCTAACGCCTGTATCAGTTTCCAGGTCTCCCCTGGTACTGGCTGCCAATGGATGTGTAATTACTGCGCCACCACTCTCGGCACCCCAAATTACTATTTCACCGATGGTGTTTGTACCTATGAAACCGGTGGCTGCGTTGGCTCTCCCCAAGTCGGCGTGCTCTACACCTGCTGCGCCAATTAAATATCTCGTTCTAGTATAGAATGCCTAATTACTACACCGCACCTTACCCAGGCGCACCTATGCCAACTTCAAACGCCAAACTCACTGAATCGGCCGTACAGGGACTCATTAAACTCGGTAACCCTCCCCAGAAGCGTAAGAATACACGCCGCCGCAAGAATCGTAAGAGCCGTAAGACACGCAAGAATAACACCCGTCGTCGCCGATAAACTATTCCTAAAATAAGGATGTCTCGTGGAGACATTGATAGAAAACACTCATACGAAGATATAGCGCCAGGAAAGCGTATATATGGTCGTATTCATCTACCCGATCCTATGGATGCGTACAAACCGTCCTTCAGCTTATACGATTCGGATCTTACCCGAAACGATTATTTCGGTACTCCAAAAATGGAAAAATGGCGTAAATCACACGAGGACTACATTCGCAGCAGTGACCGTATTCTCAAAATAGTGAAAGCGTACACCTATCACGGAGACCGACTTGCAAATACATATTTACGCGGGGTCTTGTCCGGCCTAGAAGATCTTATGTTCAGCATTCGGTTTAGTCCTGAAGATATTCCTATCGCTTACCAAATATACGACCACTACGATTTTTTGAAAAAGCACGGAATTGAGATGCCCGACAAGGCATCTATGATGAAAGACGATAAATTGGATATGACGGTTATGAAAACATTCTTTGATATACACTATAAAAAATTAACAAACCAGTTTGTTTTACGTCGGCTTTTAAAATCGTATACCGATGATTTACAAGAAATAATTCAAAAAGCACCAAAATTCGGCGAAACCCTTTACACCTACCGTGGTGTGAAAAACGAGGACTTTTTAGAACCAGGTACACTTTCCTACGTAAATCGTAGTTTCTCCTCATCAAGTTTGAGCATGGATGTATCATCTAAATTTACCGAATCGTATGGTGATTACCGATGCTGTTTGTACCTATTAGAAATCGCTAAATCGGTTCCTGTTTTATGTATTGACTCAGTCTCGCTTGTTAAAGGGGAATATGAAGTACTCATTGCTCATAATGTTCTATTTGAGCATAATATTGATGTAAAAACTATAAAATTTAAACACCGTAATTATCTAACTCGTGTAATTAAAGTTAAAAAAGTCCCTTTCGGCAACTTCAAACCGCTTTTTATGAAACTCACACCTACAAAGAAAAGCAAAGCAAAACATCGTCCTTACGAGAAGTTGGATTCGCCCCATAGACGAACAATTAAGAAGAAGAAAGAGAAACGAGGAAAGAAGGGGAGACCACCTACGCCTGGCGAATGGAATTAAAGTTTGAGGTAAAGACTCTCGGGTTGCGCAATATCTCGTAGAATCACGGTCTGCGCATCTTTCATTGTATTGAGCATATCTACATCGGCGCGTAGTGTGGCAATCGTTGTCCACTCCTGGACAATACTATAAAGTTTGAGTAAACCCTTCATCAAATTGCCCTCATAGATTTCATACTTTGAGGACAAGTGTGCGGCATCAACACCCTCTACCCACTCCGTACCAATCTGGACCCAGAGTGTCGTGAGACTCCAGTATCCGTCTGGTGAATCAACACCCGATTTGTGGTCCACTTTTGCCCCTTCCTGACCCCAACTATCAACATCCATCAAGACATCTTTCACTTGTTGGCTAATGTTGTTTGGAAGGGAGCGTGGATGAACCGTCTTCTCTTCCGCTTCCCTATCCATGATGAACGCCCCTAACGTTCCAACAATCTCTGTGAAGGTCGCTCCGTTGAGTTTTCCGCTTAAGTAAAGTTTTGCCATAAGAATGGGATTCGCTTCATTCACTTCGGTGGCCGCCGTTCCAAACTCTGTGAGTTTTGGCTGACCCTGAGTTTCTAACAATGGATGAATGGCACCGTGATGTTGTAGCGCCTTGAGAAGCGGATTGATTCGTAGTTCAGTAACATCGGCGTTCAGTTTGCCTCTGGTCTCTTCAAGTTGGTTGATTTGTGCCTGATACTTTTGATGAATTGCGAAGAGTTTGATGTTTGATGACCACTTGAGTCCCATATGGCGGTCCTTCCAGTGATCTAGAGCCTGTTGTGCCTTACGCTTTGCGGCGTTGGTGGCCGTTTTTGCGGTCTGCTCTAGGGTCGCCATTACTTCAAGTTCGTCCAGAATTTCCTTCGTAAGCCCAAGTTCCAGTTGCTTTACTTGGAGGTCGGCGATTTCTTTTTTAATCTCTTCACTCGCCGTCTTTTGCTGTTGTGCCCAGTACGACTGGTCAATGAGTGTGGTCCAAATGGGGGCTTGCGTGTTTTGGGACGCATGAATCGCCTTGAGCAGGAAGTCGTAGTGAAACTGTAGCCGACTTTCCAACGGAACAAGTTTGCCCGAAAAGACGGTGCGGAGTTCATCCAACGGCATAGGGTCACGAGAGGGGAGATAGATGACCGTGCCTTGTGTATCCTTGCCTCGGCGACCGGCTCGTCCCGCCATTTGGATATATTCATCCGATCGCAGCGGACGGAATCCGTCACCCGTATTACCTGGCTTCTTGAGGTCCAAGAATACCACAGTTCGTGCCGGCATATTGAGTCCCACCGCAAACGTCTCCGTACAAAAGAGTACCTTGATGAACCCTCGCGCAAATAGAATCTCCACGATCTCTTTGAGAAGGGGGAGCAGACCGCTATGATGAAAGGCGATGCCTCGGTATAGCAGCGGAAGAAGTTGATGATATTGAGGTAGATGTTCCAGTGTTTTCATATAATGGTGGAGATGGAAACTGATGATATGCTTGACTGATGCCTGTTCGGTTGTGTCCAAGAGGGTGTCCTTGAGTTGGTCGGCGTATCGTTCCGTCTCCTTACGGCTGAATACGAAGAATAGTGCTGGTAGAAGATTTCGCATTTGAAGCTGCGATAAGGAATCGTTGAGTGTATGCGTGAACGACTTAATTTTGATTTTATCTAGAGAGCCCGCAATAGATTCGCCAATCTTATGGGCCGCCTTGACATGTTCAGCCCACTTATCCTTCGCCTTAAGATTCTCTTCACGTTGTTTGAGCCAGGCGTTGTAAACATGGGGCTGAAAAGGTGCTTCATCGCCCGTCTTAAGAGGTTGTAGGGGAGGTTGGGCCAGTGGTGTGGAATTATCGTAGACTCCATGGATAAGAGGTACAATACGATGAGTAGTTTTTAGGAGAATGATGGGGAGTTGTTTCGCATTTCCCAGCCAGTTTGCGAACACTTCTGGACTGTCAATGGTTGCTGACAAGAGAATGAGTCTGGTTGTGGGTGGAAGGAGGATAAGGGTCTCTTCCCATACATGTCCACGCTCTGGGTCATTAATATAATGAACTTCGTCAAAGATAACGGCGCCTAAGTTATCTAGTGTAATGGTGCCCGCGGTGCCCAACTGTGCCGTGGCAGTATTCGCCTTGAAGAGAAGATTGCGGAGAATTTCGGTAGTCATAACGATGATATCAGCCTCAGGATTGAATTTGATATCACCGGTGAGAATGCCCACACTCGCGTCAGGGAAGAGTTTCTTGAGGTCGTGGAACTTTTGATTGCTCAGCGACTTGATGGGAGTTGTATAGAAAACCCGTTGGCTGCGTTTTAGAGAGTAGGCGATTTGGTATTCACCTACAAGCGTCTTACCACTGCCCGTCTTGGCAGTTACAAGTACATTATGATTATTATGGATGGCGGTTATGGCATGTTGTTGCCAAATATCAAGAGGGAAGGAATAGTTGATGGCCGGATCCACGGGAGGATACTCGGCTGGAGGAATTTGCGTTGAAGGAACTGTTAAGAACATCGTTGCGACTGCTCGTTCTCTTGATTGCTGAGTGATGTTTCAATTTTTTGCTTGCTGTTAGTACGATGGGTACTTTAGACACACAAAATCGTTCGGCTTCAGGTTTTCACCTCGATTGAAATTGTAATCGCTCCAATTAAAAATGTATTGGTCATTAATTTGTTGTGGCATTCGTTCCCACACCTTGAGTTTTATATTAAAAAAAAGATTCATAATGGTCATTTCATTGTTTCCACATAGGGGATATTTATTCATAGCAACCACTAAATTTGCCATAGAGACCTGGTCCAGAAGAGCGGTGTCATACATAAAAATACCGTTTAGAAAATCCTGGGTTTCGCTGAACAAATTTGGCGGGTAGTCGGCGTAGAGTACGGCGGCCGCTTCAGGATTCTCTTTATCACGAATTTGGGTTGCCAGCCTGTTCTCTTCACTATACGGGTCCCCTCCACTCGGCGCGACAAACTTTCCCCGCCAAGGAAGTGTAAACAGAATGTGTATACTGTTGTAGATACGCATACCCGCATCCATAAATAAGACTCTGTCCCATTTTCGGAAATACTCACTCAGTACGTAAAACTTATCCCATTGTGTAAGTTTTCCTAAATGACGATTATCGTCGCTGGCAAGTGGATATTTTTCGTACGATTTGACAAGTAAAGAGGTGTCAATATGCTGAACTCGGTATTGTTGAACGCTAAACTCTTCTAAAAATGTTTCGGGAGCATCAAAGTCTACTGTTATGAGTACCGTATCACCATACCACTTTCCAGCGGTTCTTAACTCTCTTATGGTGAGTAACGCCTTTTCAAAATAGGGCTGGTCGCATAATGTTACAAACACTGTGCGAATAGGCATTTTAATTTAGTTATTCTTTGTTTAATCTAATGAGAACCGCGTACATATTCTGCCTTGGCCGGAACATGGATTGCGAGAACTCGTTTTACAAAATAGAGTACCTTATCAATCAAGTTGCGCTGGAATAAAATGAGAACCAACGCCATCACTTCTCCACCATCCAACTCTTTCAAACGCAGGTGATGGAATCCCGCAACACCGTCTAATGGAAATGGAATGAGTCGTACTAAATTACGAAGTATGTATGCGATAATACCGAGGGCAAATAATTGGGCTACGATTTCAAGAAACAGACGCCAAAGAGGAACATCCTTAAAATTATCTTCGTGAAACTCTCCCATGACCGCATCAAATGCCTTTGCTGCCGCCAAACCGAGAACGAAGAAATAAATAGTGACGAGACCTATGTCTAAAAGTTTTACCGCAACGAATGTGGGGGTGTATGGAGCTTCCTTTGGCATCTCTTACTGTTAATTACGAATTTTATAAAGATGGTTGCGTTCCAAAATAACAATGAATTAATTGACAAATAAACCGCACGGTGGTCGGTGTCATCAATGTATGCGATGGTAAAAATAAACCGTTCTTAGATACATATGTGGTGTTTGGAAATGTATCGGTTGTAAAATACATAGGACTTTTATGTATTTCTGGATATGTAGGTCTCGTTTGTATATTATGAAGTTTCAAAAATTCAGATAAACCGACACGCTCATTAGTATAAATATCAATAAACCATGGAATATACTCATCATCGGGTGCGTCAATCATACGTACCGGTGCGCCACTCAAATGTGTTTTATACTCGTCGTAAAGTCGTCGCATATGCTTGATACGCTCTGGTAATTTTTTCATCTGCTCCAATCCAATAACTGCCTGAATATCCGTAAATTTCATATTGAGTCCAAACACTTCAAATACATCTACGCCACCACTTACACGCCCAAAATTCTTTACCATAGACATTCTCTTTGCTAAATCATCGTCATCCGTGACTACAAAACCGCCCTGACCCGTACTAATAATTTTGGGTGTACTTAAGGAAAAACATCCCACTTTACCAATGGTTCCAAAATGTAGTCCGTTGGTACGACAGCCTAACGATTGTGCGGCATCTTCAATCAAAATCAGCCCCTTTGATTGACAGAATTCCTGAATTTCTAACAAATCAACTTGTCGGTTGTTGAGCGAAACGTAGATAACCGCCTTCGTCTTCGGCGTTAGTGCTTTTTCTATATACTCTTTTGTCATCACAAATCTGGTTGGATCCACGTCGGTTAAAATGGGGTTCGCTCCAATAAGTTTAACGGCATTCACTGTTGCTATCATCGTATAATCAGGAACGATGACGTCGTCGCCTGCGCCTATATTACATCCTAAGAGGGCGAGAAGAATCGCCATTGTCCCGCTTGTGGTCATCATTACATGTTTAACGCCGATGAAGTCGGCAATTGTTTTCTCCAGTCGCTCGGTCTGCTTAAACTCGGTCACAAAGTTAGTACCGTCTTTCATATATTCAAAACACGCATTCGCCTCCGCGATGTCAAAATTCGGCTGACTTTGTAGAAGTAGGGTCGGCTGTCGGTGCCACTCCATCATCGTCGGTAAGGGGGTGTTGCGGTGTGCGCATTGATAATATCCGCCAATCACCATACGTGTTGGCTCCCGTTTATTTTCAGGATTGCGTGGATTTGTAGATGTTGGTTGTCCATTTGCTAAGTATTCTAAATACTGTTGCCGATGTATGACCCGAAAATCTAACGAAATTCTTATCGTCGGTTCTACGTTATTCTCATTGTAATGGACGCAACGATTGCCGTCAAATACGAATAATTCGCCAGGATTGAGCGCAACGCCTTGATAATCTTTCTTACCGGGCTCCGATTCAATAAATAGCCGATTGGTATTGTACATTGCAGTTATAGGTATGATAAAATTACGCTCACCCAGCGGATGACGCCCAAGTTCGTCCGAGTCGCAGTGTGGCGGTACCGTTGTGTTATTAATAAATTGAAAACGAATGCTTGGAAAACTTTGATATATCATAAACTCTTCATCTGGATAAAATTCATCATAAATCGCTTTGATAAATTTACAATATATCATCTTGAACTGAGGATTTGAGTGAATATCGTTGTAGAACTGCTTGTGTAAATCGGTTTCAATATCGCGCAAATCTCTCTTATTGTACTCGGCGGACTGAGTATGTAAATGCTCTAAATCGGCCGTTTTATAGAGAGTCTCCATATATTGACGGAACGGATGTGCCTGGGTATCATACGATACAATCTTATGATTCCCAAATTGACGTAATAAAGGAAATGGATTCATTTCTTATGTGACCGAATTTAAGATATAGAGATAAACGCTTCATCGTAAATCCGTTTTTGTTTGGAATTGTATAGAACGATTTTATCAGGATTTGGATTCAAAAATGCGGCCCAGAAACTAAATGTAGAGTGTGATATGATATTGTGTTTACAAAGGCTCATACTCCATAAATCCAAATAATCCTCATTGTTTTTTATGATTTTGTAAGGATGGTCATCTAAAAATGAGAAATGTAGGGTCTCAATATCATCAGAGAATAAAAGAAATACTGGATTACTAACAATAGAAGTGATATGTGCTACGGCTTTACGGTAAAACTCGTAATCCCATTTATCTACATTTAAATATTCATGCCCACGAAAATGAATGCTAATGGTTGTCACAGTCTTATCAAAAAGAATAGGATGTTTCTCTTTTATTTCGCTTAGAGATGCGTCATCAATGGAAAAAAGTTGCTTAATTTCATCTTCGTATCCCTTAAAATATTCAGGAACCTCAAGGTATCCGTGAATCTCAACGGCGCCGGATATATCTTTTATACGTGGTATAAGTATTGTATTATACTCGTGGAAAGAGTCTTCACGAATAGTTTCAAACGGTGAATTGATTATTGTTCTACAATTACGAAAAATGGTATTTTCGTGATTAAATCCATATTGCTTTCTCAAGATATCTGTTAAAATGAGTAAATTGTTATAAGCAACTGTTCTATCGGTGCGCTTCCCCAAACCATAACAAGATGCTATTTGAAATAGTACATTTCCCAGACCAGTATTCTTTTTAGATAAAAATGCCGATCCTTTTGCGGTTATTTCTGGAAGAATGTACATATTAGTTGGATTCATCTTTTTTCAGTGTTGAATTAACGTAGACATTTGGTTACCGCGTCGTTCAAAGCCACATGCCTCATAAAACGCTACATTAGAATCTGCGCAATCAAGGGTCACTTTATAACAATGACTCGCTTGTTTAACGAGATGCTGTACAAGCATCTTTCCTATGCCCCGCCGACGATGCCTGGCTCTAACACATACATCTTCAATATGAGCGTATATACATGTGTTAAAAATGAATTTATGTTCATAAATAATTGTAGCAGTAGCTAGCAGGAGACCATTTTCTTCTACCACCCATATCTTTGATGACCGTTCAATAGCATTAAGAACTTCAAGGAATCTCTCTTTGCTAAACTGTGTTGGACGAAACTCTTGAATGAGATCATAGAATGCGGTATAATCATCTTCTGTCAAGTTACGAATTATCATAGTGTTAATCATTATGATAAATTGTAGTTTAAATCGGTGTATTAAAATGGCCCGAGGACGGTTGGTGCCGTAAATACCGCCAACGCATCTAAGAGCCTCGTTTTATTGAGAATCATCGCAACGTGTCCCTCGCCGCATTTTAGAAATAATCGCTGGGTATCTTCAGGTGTATAAAAATTATAAATACGGCAGATAATCTCCATTAAATAAATTATATCTTCAAAGCAATAACCGGCGGACCAAAGATTCAAGAGAATCTTCAAAGTGTTTTTGCGATTTCCACTGAGTGCGGCATATCCTAGATTTTGAAGTTGTGACACAGGTGGCGCATTGACAATTGCCTGTACGTCCTGTCCCGTCACCTCGGTCAGCCCTGAACTCTCTAACACTTGATTAAATAGTTTATAGAGTCGTGCGTTTCCTAGCGCCATACTAATCATCCACGATTCCGCCTCTTCGCTCACCTTCACCTTGCTTTGATTACGAAAGAATTGTTTATTCAACATTAAATTCACCGGCATAAATTGTAACATTACGCAACGACTTTGTAGCGGTTCAATGAACGGTTCGCAGCCGGCGGCCACAAAAAGAAATCTCGCATACGGTTCATAGTTTTCAAGGATTCTACGAAGAGCTTGCTGGCTCACAACTGGAACCGAATCGGCATCGTCCATCCATACCCACGCCTTCACTTTCGGGTAGCGACGAGTGCGCTTTACAAACTCCGTGAGTTGACCACGAATCGTTCCAATTCCTCGGTCGTCTACCGAATTGAGAAGTAGAATATAATTCTTGTGCTCCTCTTCTGGAACTTCGTTCTTTGTCAAATATGCATGGATAAACGCACGTGAAATAGAGGTCTTACCGCACCCTGGTGGTCCTAAAAACATTAAATGGGGCGGATTATCAATATGATTTTTAAGAAAGTTTATAATATGGTCCTGACAGATGATAGAATCCATTTCGTTGCTTAAATAATATAGATATCGTTTTAGACCTTACTTATTACATTCCAAAATCCATGAACTGTTTAGAATTATCGCTAAAACTTGGTCGCTGTTTTCCTATCCGTGTTTTAAAATAAAAGACATCGCCCGTTTTTTGTATCTCTTTCCATACCTGGTCTAGAGCGTATTCCCAATGTTGTCCCGTTGAAATTAGTTTAGGCGTTGCCGCGTCAATACAATCGGCCAATCGTTTTAAACACTTATTATGAATTAAATATCCTGAGGTGGTCTGTGCGCTACGAACTCGTCCTATCAAGTCATTATACGGTTCTTCCTCTTGTAAATTATACGAGAGCAGAACTATATCCCAAGAGATTTTCAATGCGAAAAAATCGTTTAAATGTTTACGGAATGTTTCAGGGTCTATTAGAAATTGAAAATCGTCCTCTAAAACCAAAAGCGTTTCTAAGTTTGCGGCTTCCGCTTCTCTAAGAACTTGCGTATGAGACATATTACAGCCTACGATCCCTGGCTCGTAAGGAATCGCAGCGAATCGTTCCGCTTTGATGCCGAATTTATCCAATTCCTCCTCTATCTCTTTACGGCGGTCCTCTCGCCGTTCTAAATTTATATAAACTGTTTTTGAGACTCTGTCCATTCTTTGTTCGTATCTTCTTTTTGATTTAAACTGAACCTGAATTCCTAACAATAACAATGTCAAGTGATTTGTACCAGCGACTCGGTTTGTCGCGTGGGGCGTCGGCGGATGAAGTTAAAAAAGCTTACCGTGCTTTGGCACGTGAGCACCATCCAGACAAGGGTGGCGATCCAGAAATGTTCAAAGGTATTCAGGAGGCGCACGAAGTCCTTAGCGATGACCGACGCCGGCAGATGTACGATATGACTGGGTCGGTTAATGAGGGTGGAGGGGGTGGACCACCTGGCGGCGGAATGGCCGGTATGGCCGCCGGTGGTGTACCATTCTTTATGAGCCCAATGGGACCCTTTGGTATGCCAGGCGTGAATTTTGATATGAGTGACTTGCTCGGTGGAATGTTTGGCGGCGGTGGTGGTCCTCGGCGTGGTGCGCCTCGTGGGGGTAAGAGCCCAGATAAGCACCAAGATGTCGGTTTGAAACTTGAACAATTCTACAAGGGAACCGATATCAAACTCAAATTTAATCAGGCACGTCGTTGCGAAATGTGTAAAGCGAGCGGCGCCGAAGCGACTGAGGTATGTGGTGCCGGTTGTAACGGCAGCGGTTTTCGTATGGCTCATCAATCAATTGGTCCTGGTATAATGGTCCAAACACGAGTGCCTTGTGATGCCTGTAGCGGCTCAGGTAAGCGGGTGATGCGTGTATGTAAGGGTTGTCAGGGCAAGAAATTCATCCAAAAAGAGAAGATTCTGGATATCAAAGTGACGCCAGGAATGGCGATTGGTGAGTCGCTCACGTTTGCTGGTGAATGCTCCGATACTTTAGAATACGATACACCTGGTGATGTTATTCTTGACCTCAAATTGGCAATGGATGGTCCACCAAAATACGAATGGAGTGGAACGGATTTGACTTATAAACATTACGTCTCGTTTGCGGAATCTATTCTTGGGTTTGAGTTGACGCTGGCAGACCATCCATCTGGAACATCACCCAAATATTCTTGGCGTGGTGGCCCACTCATCAACGGTTCAGTCCTCAAGATGGAGGGCGGCGGAATGCCAAAGAAGGGTGGTGGATTTGGTGTGCTTCATTTACAAATCTGTGTCCGTCCTCCACCTACGGTCGCATGGTCTGCAGATGATGCTGCTAAATTGGCATCTGTACTCGGCGCCCCATCGGTTGTTATGGTAACCGATGATGTAAAAGAGCTAGTGCTTGAATCGGCCGAATCGGTGTTTAATTAATTTGTTGGAATGATATTTATGATACTTCAATAGTTGAAGAATCATATATAATTATTATAGTGTTTACCACTTGCTGAGAGTGCGGCGGCTCTTGCGCGCTTTGCGAGACTTGCGACTCTTACGAGACTTGCGGCTCTTGTGCGCTTTGCGAGCCTTGCGACCGGTCTTGCGATGGTTGCGACGAGCACCACCAGTTGCTGGGGGTGGTGTTGGTGGTACTGGCATAGCACCGGGGTTGTGGTTCTGGTAGGCAATCTGGTTCTCATATGCCTGCTGGGCGTATGAGTTGGCTGGTCCCTGGAAGCTTGGTACAACCAAGTTCTCTGTGTACCACTGTGGGTTGAGCATAGCTGCTGGTTCCTCTTCAGGTGTCAAGAGCATGCTTGGCATAGAGAGAGGGGCCATACCTCCACGATGTCTGCGGCGCTGGCTGCGACCGCGTCTACGAGCACCACCTGTCTGGTTGCCATACTTGCCGATGAACTGAGGGAGTTCAGCAAATGACTGGTCCAAAATAGTAGTACGGGCAGAATTATGTAATTCAGTTGGCAACATTTCGCTAAACTGATTTGGGTATTCGGCCTGGCCCATGAAAGCACCTCCGCGCATCTTGCGAGCACGACGGCTGCGCTTGCCACCGTGGAGAGGTGCCGTAATACGGTCAAATTCCTGACCCTGAGTCAAAGAAGAACTGGCGCCCAAGGTGTTCATACAAGACTCGCTGGTACATCCATCCGTGTATAATGACTTAGGATTGTATTGAGGAGCATAAAAGTTCGCGCCGCTCATATTCTATTTAACCGCGTGAAAAAAGTTAGGGGATTTATGAACTTGGGGCAGAGATTGTCTTCTTCTGTGTCTTGCCCGAAATAATATAGATAGAGTTTTCGGTAATGACAATGAAATCTTCATTTACCTTGAAAATCTTCTGGATGACCGATGTGTATTCCTCCTCGGATCGTACCAACA